CAACACAGCAAAACGCGCGCTTTGGATTTGATGCTGTCCAGGTTGCGGTCGAGGCCCGCGAACTTGAAATCAACGCGCCCCGCCAATTGCGGAACCGTGCGGATGTACTTTTCACCAACCTCGTATCTTTCTTCCAACCATGGCTCTGACGAAATCGCGGCCTTGACCTCTGCCAGCGAGGAATCATCAAGGCTGTTCATGAACTGGCGGCAGCAAAGCACGATGCCTTCCTCCCCGGCCTCCGCAGCGAGCGCGCCAATGACGGCAGCCATTTTTGCGAATGTGCGGGTCTTTGCAGATCCACGACCACCCCAAGCGCCTCTGTAGCGAGCTTCGCCCTCAAACACAGGCGCAAGCTTCTCGGGGATTTTAATCCTTAGTGCGGTCACTCGGGCTTACTGCGATCAGCTCAACACGGGTCGTTGCCTTGATCGGCCCACCATTCTCGCCGGTCACCTGCATCGGAAGAACCTTGCCAAGCAGCGTAAGGAACGCAGCGGGGTTCTCATCGGCTTGGCGCTGGAGATAGCCAACCAGCCCCTCCTTGTTTCCCGCCTTGGTGGCGGCCTCGATGATTGCATCCTTCAGGAGGGCGGTCGTTTTGTTTCGCGACCCCTTGGGTCTGCCCTTACCGGCATTACCCCTATTATTGCCTACTTTAGGCTCTGGCATGGCTTCGTTCCTTCCCGCCACTTTCGCGGCGTCCAAGATCGATTGTCGATATATTGCTACTTTTGGTTACCGGGATTGGGTATCCACCCGGCGGGGATTGCAAACTCAGGTTGCGAGAAAACCCCACAAAGCAAAAAGCCCCAGCGCCACGAGGGTCAGGGCGATAGAGCGGTAAGTGTATTTGCGTTCGGTCATTCGGTTGCGAGCCAGCATAGCTGAGATACGATAGCGCAGGCGAAGAGGGCAGCGGCTACGTAAGGGATGAGGCTAGTCACGGGCGACGCTTCAAGGCGTAGAACAGGCCGAGGATAACAGCGACAATTCCGGCGCTCCCCAGCAGTGCGGCGCAGAACTCGAACCCGAGGGAAAACGCGTGGAACTCTGGCATCTCGGCGCGGGCCTTGTTCGTCGCGATGAATATAGCAGCACATTCAAGAACGGCCACAGTGCCAATAAACGCCACAGATACGCCGCCCCGCCTAGTCACCGAGTATGCCCTTCATCAACCAGATGATGCCGCCAACGATGATGGCGGTTATCAGGAGGTAGAAGATGATCTCGGGGGGAGGCATTAGTCCGTTTCCCGCCATGCAGTGCTGACAACCATTTGTTCAGCCCTGTAGCCTCGAAGGGCAGATGAGCACTTGATCAATTGCCATGCAATGTCGTGGAGGATGTTCGCCAAAACGCGGCGCATCACTTAACCAGCGGGTTCCGGTCAGCGACGATGAGGCCAATGCCGATCACGCCGAGCACAATGGTCAGCTCAGCAAATGGCTCAAGGAAGGCGATCAGAGGGGGATAACCGCTCAGGATGTACTTGGAGGCCAGCGCAATGCAGACCATGACCACAAGGGCGGTCCAGAGGCCATTGATGAAGGGCTTGGCGTTCTTCTTCGCCTCGGGGGATAGGATAGCCATTAGGTTGTCTCCTTGTCGTGGCCGTTGGAGGTGGAGTCCTCGCCGGGATAAGGCGTAGCCATTGAATACGTACTCGGGTGAGAACGCAGGCCGTCAGGCCCACAAACGCCGCCATTCGTGCCCGACGTAACCGGTTTGATCGTGCGTGCTGCATCCACACCGCGCCGATAGGCGGTCTTCACAGCGCCATCCGCACGCTCCGCCTCTTCATTCAGCGCCTCAGCGACACACTGTGCCGTGGTTTCGCTCTCATAGCTGCCAAGCAAGCGGTCGCCATCGTAAACGCCGTAGCTGGTCAGGCCTTTGACTTCGTATTTCATGCTCGTGTCCTTCACTTTCGTCCACCCTGCAGGTCATCCAATCGGTCAACTGCAAGCCTCAATTCCCGAAGCGTTTCGGCCAGCACATCGTAGATGGTTTCGTAGTCTACCGGTTGATGCTGGGCCAACTCCTCCTCCAGCAGGCAAACCCTCGCCCAATGCCGGATGTCATCATCAGGCTCACCATGAAGGTTCTTGGCGTGCGTGATTGCCATTGCACTTTCCTTTCGTTTCCACATTGGGGAGCACGGCCTTACAACGCCGCCTATGCAAACCGCTTCGATATTTGACCGTTGCGTCAGCCGTACTCGCCAGTATGGAAAAAGAGCCTGCGACTGAAGGAGGACCGTGGGTGTCGCAGGCTCAGAGGTGATGGAGAGACATCAGGGGGACGCCTCTACCTAATGGAAAACCCCGCGCCTCCAAACAGGAAACACGGGGCTCGACGGAGAAGACTGGCTGTGATCAGTCCTCAGTTTGCTCCTGTGGGGCTGGTAGACTCGCCCCGCAGTTGCATGGTCCGGGCTCATAGGCCGGACCATTGTGGAGCGCACAATCGGAGTCGTGCTCAATTTTGGCTTCTTCGCTCATGGTTCGCTCCTTGTGGAATCCCCCGACACGATCAAGAAGATCAGCGCCGGGGGCTCGCTTGCAACGGCTGACAGGCTGGGGGGACTACACGACCGCTGCTTGCTCTGAATTTCGGGAAGGCTTCGCACTAAGGGTCTGGTGATCGCGCTCGCGGTGTTCCAGCCCCACGCACCGGGCGAAGCATCTAGCACGTCCTCGGTGTCTGGTTTCCCTTATCAGGTGATTTGCGTATCGTGTCAAATACCTAGGAAACCAAAGGCGTCGGAATATGGATTGCAACTCTGCATTCGCGCGCCCATCAAAGCGCCGTAGTATCCGCTGTGTCCCGAAATGGCGGCCTGCTGTAGCGCGTTGCCATACCAATTCGTGTCGGATTGCAGGAGCGCGCCGTAGTAATTCTGCCTCTGATCCATATCTCGACAAGCGCGCCACGCCTTGATGTGAGCGTCGTGCTGAAGTGACTCCATCACCCTGTCGCCAATCTCATCCGCCCACCGGTCGAGATATGCCAAGCGGCCCTCATTGGCAGACTGGAAAGACCTGACGCCATGAAGGCAAACGCCCACCAGACCGACCACTCCCAAAAGCCAAGCCAAGAAAATCATGCCACTCTCCGTAACGCAAGCTGCGCATCCTCTGCCCGCATTATCACCGGACGGCCCAGCAACCGCAAGGCCAGCTTGAGCTGATTGCCGTCAACGGATTCAACCTCGACCTGACCAATGCTTTCAACTTCAACATGGTCGCCTGCCGTCCATACGTGCTGGCCTCTGAGGCGGGGAATGTTATAGTGGCGGTGCAGGGGTTTCGGCAGATCGCCCGTGATCCATTTCAGGTCCGCCATGCCATTGAGCGGCTTGATGGCTCCGGCAAAGCTGATCGGGTAGATCCGAGGGCCGGGCATGTGCTCGATAGCCAGGAAGTTAGGCGACCGGTCAAAGCCTGCGAAGATGTAGGACTTCAACACGCACTCGGTCACCGTGCGGGCTGGCTTGCGGGGAGGCCGCTTGCGAAGCGTGCGACACACAGCGAAGGCGTCACAGTCCATGTGCTGGGCGAGGCGGTTTGCAGCCGCTTCTGTGCGGTCTGCGCGGCAACTGAAGGCATACCATTGGGTCATTGGTCTTCTCCTTGGGTGGGTGTGGCGGCTGGGAAAAGCGTGCTAGGTGCTTCCGCCCAGTAAACAGAACGCCCCGCCGCCTCCCGGACGCGCTCGTAGGCGTTTTGCCATTCCATGGATTTCGGATAACACGCCGCCAGCTGGCCATCAGGAAGCGTCGCGCTGATAGTCGAGAGATCGTCGTATGCGAGGAAGGCGGCCTTCAGCTCTGCGTACTTTCCAGCATCAGACGAGGCCTGCTGGTATCCGGCCTTGTATGAGGCCATCGAGATCGAAGCAAAAAACACAACCATGCCGACCGCGCCAATAATTCCGTGTATGAGAATATTCACGCTGCTTCCTCCATTTCACGAACGGCTGCTCGGACCTCGTACTCGCCTATACGTTCAGGGAGAGACCATTCAGGGCCAGCCAGGGTGATGATGCTGGTGGGCTGTTCAACGGGCTCAGGCTTGGGCTGGCGCTTCTTCGAGAGATATAACCGGCTCGCCACGGTGCGGACGGCCATAGGGGTGCACTCAAGCGCTTCAGCAATCTCCTTGGGAGACATCTTGCGACGATAGCCCTCGCCTACCCACGCATAGCGCATGGCAATGCTGACGAGTACAGGCCAGTTTGCTCGGAGTTTCATGGTTTAGTCCCCCTGTTGGTTTAAGTTCTGTCGGAAATGGAAAGGCGAAGGCGGTTCACCATCG